GACCAGCTGATGGGGGTGGCGTGATGTGGTGGCTGGCTCTTTTGATCTACGTCGCCGGGGCCGGTGCCTTCTGGGCTCTGATCGCCGATATGGTCCGCAGCGGTCATACAAGCGCGCATCTGATGAATATCGTGTTCGTCGTGCTCTGGCCAATCATGCTTGTCGCGGCGGTCGTGCTGGCCTTGGTCGACAGGTGGAGGTGGCACGTATGAGCCTGTCAACCTCGCAGATCATTGCCGATCATGGCATCCGTCGCGCGGCCGAGGAAGAGCGCGAACTGGGCGCAAGCTGGGCAGATATTGTCGTCGCCCTGCGCCTGAGCCTCGGCCGCGCCGAATATGCGGTGCGTGAAACCCAGCGCTCGGCGGCCCGCCGTAGCCAGACCGGGTAAATTTCTGCCCGATACAGACAACACGGGCGCGAATAACGCGCCGGCGAACCTGAACGATACAGGCACTCAATGTCAGAAATTCTTGAGCTCCCGCTCGCCTCGATCGAGGTGGGCAGCGATCGCGCACGCGATCTTGACCCGGCCTGGGCAGAAGGCCTTGCCGGGTCCATCGACACCCAGGGGCTGATGCAGCCCATCGTGGTGCGTCCCCTTGACGGTAGATATGGGCTGGTGGCCGGCCTGCACCGGCTGGAGGCATTCCGCCTGCTGGGCCGCGAGACCATCCCGGCCGTGCTGCATGCGCTGTTTACCGCCGACGAGGCCAAGCTGGCCGAGGTCATGGAGAACCTTGCCCGCAACGAGCTGATCGCGCTGGATCGCTGCCATCACCTGTTCGAGCTGAAGCAGGTCTGGGAACGGCTGTATCCGCAGACGGCGCATGGCAAGGCATCACCAAAGACGCAAAGTTTGCGTCTTTCCTCGGATGCTGAGGAAATCTTCGGGTTTGCCCGCGCCAATGCCGAGCATATCGGCCTTTCCAAGCGCAGCATCGAACAGGCCGTGAAGATCTGGGCGACCCTTGTCCCGACGGTGCGCAAGCGCCTGCGCGGCACCGATCTGGCGCGCAAGCAGACCGAGTTGAAGGCGCTGTCGGAGCTTTCCGCCACGAAGCAGATCAAGGTTCTGGACGCGATCCTGAACGAGGAGCTGGAGCATGTCGGCAATGTCGCCCAGGCTCTGGCGCATCTGGAGGGAAGCATCGCCTGCGATCCGCTGGAGCGCCGCTTCGCGCAGGTCAGCCGCAGCATCGCCGATCTGGATGACGAAACCTTCGACCATGTGATTGCCGCGCATGAAGATCGCGTCATCACCTCGCTGAAACGCCGGGGGCGCATCTGATGGCCCGCCGCCCGCATTGCCCCCTGACAGGTGACCTGTTCGACTGGCAGCCGCCCCAGGTGGCCGTCGGCTACAGCGCCGATGTCGCGGGGCGCGGGCGGCTGGACAACAAGATCGCCCGGCTGATCGGCCAGGCGCTGCGCGATGCCCGCGATGACGGCCAGAGCCGGACGCAGATCGCGAAGGCGATGTCCGAATATCTGGGCCGGTCGATCAGCGAGGCGATGCTGAACAAGTGGTCCTCGGAGAGCTCGGGCGAGCATCGTATCCCGCTGGATGCCTTCATCGCGCTGGTCGCGGCGACGGGCGCGAAAGACCTGCTCGGGTTCGCGCCGGGCGAGTTCGGGCTGACCGTGATCGCCTCGGAATATGCGGAAATGATCCGGCTGCAGCTGATCCGCGACAAGCGCCAGGAGCTGGAAGCGCAGGAGCGCGTCCTGGAAGCAAAACTCAAGGCAAGACGATGAACCAACTGGCACTCCCCCTGCCGGCGGCCGCGCCGGAGTACTTTACCGCCGCCGAGCTGGCGCAGATCGCCAAGGATCGGGGTCTGAAAGGGTTTCCGGGATCGGAGCGTGGCGTCCAACTGCTGGCCGAGCGCGAGGGCTGGAACGATCTGCCGGCGCGAGTTTCTCGCCAGCGTGCCGGAAAGTCCGGCGGCCGCCCGGCGATGGAATATCACCTGTCGATCCTGCCCGCCGCGCTGCAGCAGGTGCTGGCCGGCCGCGCGATGAAAGCGCGCATGGTCCAGCGCGTCGTCGCCGAGGGCGAGGCGGATCGCCGCAAGCTTGCCGCATTGAAGGCGTCGCAGGTTTCGGCATCGGCTCGGATGGTCATGGAGGCGCGCGCCGAGATCCTGACATCGATCGAGGGATATGCCGCCGCCAATAGCCAGACCCGCGCGTGGTCCATCGCCCGCTTTCTGGAGGCGCAGGAGGCATTCCGCGACCGTCAGGAAATCGAGGCCCGTCGCGACGGTGGTGAAATCCTGACAGAGCGCGAGGCGATTTCGCTGACCCGGAGGCTGGTGCTGATGGCTGATGACGGGTTCCACCTCGATCCCGCTCGGCTGGCTGCGGCCAATGATCGCAAGAAAGCTGCCGGGATCAGCGAGCGCACCCTGCGCCGCTGGTTCAAGGCCCGCGACGAACGCAGTGCGGTTGCCCTGGCGCCGGTGCCGCCGAGGGATCCGCAGCCGATCCCGGAGAGCTTTTTCGATTTCCTCAAGTTCTATGCGAAGCCCGGCAAGCCGGACATCACCGATGCCCATGGGCAATACCTGAAGGAGGCGGCCAGTCCCGGGCTGCACCGCATGCCGCTGACGCTGCATCAGGTGAAGTACATCCTGAAGAACCGGATGAACAATATCGAGCGCCATGTCGGCCGCGAGGGGCTGCTGACCCTGCGCTCGCGCATGGCCTATGTCACCCGGACGACCGAGGACATGTGGCCGACCACGATCTACAGCGCGGACGGCAAGACTTTTGATGCCGAGATCGCCGATCCGGTCACGAAACGCCCCATCCGCCCCGAGATCACCACAGTCATCGACGTGGTGACCCGCAAGATCGTCGGGATCTCGCTGGCGCGGTCGGAAAACCAGCGCTCGGTTGCCGAGGCCCTGCGCAATGCCTGCTGCTGGAACGGGATCCCGGCCATCTTCTATGTGGACCGTGGCCCGGGCTATCGCAACGAGGCGATGGACGCGGATGTCGGCGGCCTGATGGGGCGGTTGGGGATCACCAAATCGCATGCCGCCCCCTATGGATCGCAGGCCAAGGGCCGGATCGAGGTGGTCAACAAGACGGTCTGGAACACGCTGGCGAAGCGGCTGCCGACCTATATCGGCGCCGACATGGACAAGGAGGCCGGCCAGAAGGTCCATAAGCTGACCCGCCGCGAGCTGAAGGAATTCGGCGCGGCGCGCCATCTGCCGAGCTGGGAGGAATTCGCCCGGCTCTGCATGGAGATGGTGGCTGAATACAACGACAAGCCCCATTCCAGCCTGCCGGAATTCCGGGACCCCGAAACCGGTAAGACCCGCTATATGAGCCCCAACGAGTGCTGGGCCGCGCATGTCGCGGACGGGTTCGAGCCGATCACCGTCGATGCCGAAGAGGCCGACGACCTGTTCCGGCCCTACGAGATCCGCACGGCGCGGCGCGCGCAGGTCAACTGGGGCACCAACCAGTATTTCCATGAGGCGCTGGAAGCGTATCACGAAGAAAAGGTCATGGTCGGCTACGACTATCATCAGGCCGACAAGGTCTGGGTGCGCGAATACGACTTGGAGAGCGGCCAGCCCGGCCGGCTGATCTGCGTGGCCCGATTCGGCGGAAATTCCGAGCGCTATTTCCCGAAAAGCTATGAGCAGGACGCCATCGAGAAGCGGGCCAAGGGCCGGCTGCGGCGCATCGACGACAAGCGCGCCGCCATTGAGGCTGAACGCGACGGCATGCTGCAGATCGAACAGCAGATCCAGCAGCCGGCGGATTTCATCGACATCGCGCCCGCGCCGATGGTCGAGCCTCTGCCTGTCGAGGCGCCCGCCCGGGCGTCAGCACAGGTCGCGCCACCCCGCCGTCGCGGCTTTGCATCAGACGAGGAACTGGCCGCCTGGGCGCTGGAGAACCCGGGCGAACTGAGCCCGAGCCAGATCTCGGTCCTGCAGCGCTGCCTGTCGAGGCCGATCGCGCGGGAAAACCTTCGAGCAAACGGCATCGACACGGAGGCGCTTCGAAACCTCCTCCGTGCCGCTGCCGCCTAATCCAGAAACGTCAGGAATGAGGAGAGCATAACATGAAACCGACCTTCGTTGAAACCAGCAATTACAGGCGCTTTACGACGGCGTTGACCCGGCTGGATGATCGGGGCGCCCGCGAGGCCTGTCTCGTGGTCGTCGATGGCAAGCCGGGGCTTGGCAAGACCGCGACCATGTCGCGCTGGACCGCCCAGACCGGCAGCATCTATCTGCGCGCCCAGAAGGGCTGGGATTACAGCTGGTTTGTCCAGGAGCTTCTGGCGGAGCTGTCGATCACCACGATCCCGCGCGGCCGCCGCGACCGCTTCCGGCTGATGATCGAGCGGCTCGACGACCTGGCAACGGACGCTGCTCTGGAAGGCAAGCCGTTCAGCCTGGTGGTGGACGAGGCCGACCTGATCTCGGGCAAGCCCGAGGTCATGGAGGCAATCCGCGGGATTTCCGACCTGAAATTCCTGCCGACGATCCTTGTAGGCATGGGCCGGCTGAGGGACAACCTGCGCCGCTTCCCGCAGATCGAGAGCCGCGCCCCGAACAAGGTCGAGTTCCTGCCGGCCTCGCTCGAGGATGCGACCCTGTTGGTGCGCGGCCTGTCCGAGGTGCCGGTCGCCGATGACCTGGTCGAATATGTCTGGAAGCTCTCGAAAGGCTTCTCACGCGAGATGACCGAGGCGATCCGCGCCATCGAGCGCTTCGGCCAGCGCTTCGATCCCGGTCCCGGCGGTATCACCCGCGCCGACATGATCGGCCAGGCCATCATGAACAATCGCGAAACCGGCAAGCCCGTCCTGGTCCAGGAGGCGGCCC